GTTGTTGTTGTTGTTGTTGTTGTTGTTGTTTCCATTTAGTTGTCGTCCGACTCTTCGTTGGGATCCATGTTGCAAAGCTGGCGCTGATCGTGGTGTTCTTGTTCGTCGTATTCTTGTGTGACAGATACGGCTCCTCCTCTGGGTTGCTCGTCACGTGAATACCTTGATACCGCCCGGACGCCATCACCAAGGTCGATGCGAGGTCTGGGTGCAGAACGTCCACCATCACCGCCTTCCCTATCCGGCTTCTCCATCGTGCTCATGGTGCACTTCCAGAACCACGGGTCGTCGTAAACGATCTTGACGTCGTTTCCATCGAGCAGTTTCTGGCGCGTTTCACGTGCGAGTGTGTCGCGCATGTTCCACTTGAGGTGAATATATATGGTGCAGTATCTTTCGCCACGAGCGTCCGTCTTTTGCACGGCATCGATTCGTTCGATGAATCCGATTTTTAGGTCGCGCATCGTAGCGAAGACCGCAGCCTTGACTGGCTTCCCACGAATTGATGTGAATGTGCGTGGGATGCAGATGCTGGGGTGTGTAATTGGTTCATCACGGGGGCGGTCATCATGGCGGCGCTCATCGCGTTCCTCCACTCTTTCACGTGGAATATATCTCTCCTTGTTTCCTCCGTATCCACGCTGGTCACGCTGGTCACGCTGGTTGTAGTTGTTGTAGGACATTTTTGATTGACTTGGTTGTATTCGAACTGAACGTAATGCTTTCTGATGTTACTGCATTCTATTTATGTGTTCAATATCGTTTCAATTTTCTGTCGCCATAAATCAGATTAAAAAATAAAAAATAGAATAGTAATATATAAATAAAAATAATATATAGTATACACGTATATAATGAGTTTTTATAACTATAACGATTACAACGACGAACTATTATCTCGTCCTAGCCCTCCTTCTCCAAAATTAATAAGTGATAATGTAATGAGTGAGCTGTGCAACTATTTTAAATTAAGTAATTTGTTAAATATGATACGTCTTGACAACAATACAAAACCAACACATGATGTAACAATTTCTAACACAATTATGAATAGTATTATTGATAAAAAATTAGGAAGTATTACATATCACTATAGTAATAATAATAATGATAATAATACAAATACAAAATCGAAAAAGGCATATCATACATATGACTATCCTGAAATTTATTATAATAAAAAGTTATATAACAACACAACCGAGTGGATAAAGAAAGAGTTTAAAAAATGATTCACTTGAAACATAATATAACATAGTATTATTTACTATGTTATACACAACTGAAATATCATATTGTAACATATTGTCACAAAATATACAAACACAATGCGCGCGGTTTTTTACTTTTTACTTTTTACTTTTCATACTACCTACCCTTTTACACTAGTGTTGCTGCCTCTTATAAAATATATAGAACCTGGTATTTTTATTATGTGCAGCAAAATGAAAAAAAAAACTTTGCCGTTAAGAGACAAATAGTATTATCATGATTTCTTTATATTCATTTTCATAATAATACTATTTATAATAACTAAACACTATTGACTTTATAAAATAAATGATTTAAAAGTATAATATTATGTTATTATATACAACTACATCGTATAGTTTACTTATTTTCATATAGTATATTTTATACTATTTTAGTTATACCTTTATTCAGTTTTACTTGATTTTGTATCTATGTCAAAAAAAAATAAGACAAGTGAAATAAATGATATTATCGATTCATCCTATACGGAAGCAGATTATAGTTATAACAATGAATATTATGATGAAGTAGATAGCCATCGGCGTAGAAACGCGTCTCATGGTGGTGGTGGTAATCCATTTTCAAAAATAAGCAGTGTGCGTGCATCACAAGCATCTGTATCCACGCCCACGCTTCATACAAATTCATCCAATGCATCCAATATATTTATGAAATATACAGGCAATGCAGGTAATAATAACACAAATACTACCGGTGATAAATCTACCACGACTCCTAAAGAAATAAAAAATACAGAAGACGATTTCCCTTCACTTGGTGGATGTAAAAAGCCTACTACACTTGCAACGCCAGCGCCCATGAATTTTAAAAAAATAGTTGAGACCAAAAAATCTGTTGAAGTTCAGCAACAAGTAGTTCAACAGAAGTCTAGACCAAAACACGACGATTATTATAATGGTTTCAAGGTATATGAACAAGTGAAATATTATAGTGAAAAGAATGCAAAAAGTAAAATATATAGCAAAATATATTCAGATGATGAAGAAGATGATGACGAATATGATGATGATAATGATGAATAAAACCGATTTGACTACAATAAAATTTAGAAATTAGTTAATATTGTTTACTTATGGAAACAACATCAACAATAAGTTTAATAATAATAATCATTATCTATCTTATTAGTAATATATCATTTACATGAATGTTTTAAATATTCCCCCAGAATCTTATTACAATAAAAATGTAGAGTATTCTAAAAAATTCAAAATGAAACGTCTCCGGAATATAAACATGTACCTTACCTATATTAATAGGGAAAATGAGATTGAGGTTATTTCTAGAAAAAAACTTTATATCGAAAATAAACAAAACACTATTACGCGAAACCAGATAGTGAATACTATAAAGAATTCCCAGTGCAGAAATAGTATACATTATAAACTAATATCTATTATGGTATATAATATAAATGTTACTCCCGAAACGCTGTCGGATTATATTGAAAAACCTGAAAACTTCGTATCACTTTTTTCTCTAAGTAGAATTGATACATTTGAGCTTCAAAGCACAATTTCAATGTTGAAAGAATATAATGCAATGTATTTTTTCTTTTCAGAGGTTCCACATGAGCCTATTATCCCGCCTCTAGCCCTCCCCGATTCAGGAGAGAAAAATTCAGATATTTCCCAAAAAATGAACGAGCATTCATCCAAATCGCGCAATATAACAAAGCGTATTTATATACAACAAGGTAAAAATAATAAACGTAACATAAACCCTCATAATAAAACAAAACGTTACGATAAATACGTGAATTTGTTATAATGACGCCAGCAGTACTTAATTATATATTACAACTTTTTTCAAACCTATTTAAAACTATTCTGATAATAATATGTATCCAACCACCTATTGTTTCGTGTAACTAGAACACAGCTATCCCAACCCTACCTAACATGCAATCATTCCAACGTGAATATGCAGCCACGTTATCATCCGCGTCTGCATCCGCTTTAATATCTGCACTTGATAATATGCATAAAAGTCAACCTGTATCGTTTCCTGGTCACCAATATGGGGAAAATAATCATATTGAATATAAGGCAATTGAATTGTCGAATACAAATGTATCAGTAGCCACTGCCGCCACCCTCCAAGAAAAGATAATGCAGTTTTATTTTCAGTTGGTGAGAACAAGTGATGCAAACATGATTCAAAGTATCGCAAAAGATACACGCGATATCTTGTCTGTTATTATGACCGAATTGACGAAAACGGCATCATCTGAAACTAATAGTGACTATCATATTTATATGGATATGGGCGTCATCATGTTTAAAATACTGGCACATACTCGTGATATTGTGAGCGGTAAAGGTGAATACATGTTATTTTATGTGATGCTGACTGAATGGGCAAAGGTTGACTTTCGTTTTTTTGATTTCACGATTCGTTCATTGGTATACGACACGTCGCCGATATCAGAATCAGAATCACAATCACAATCACATCCAAAACATCCACTTGGATCATGGAAAGATATGAAATATTTTTTAACATATATGAAAGCGGTTCTCAATGATTCAAGTGAGTCTCAATCACATGTTTTTAAAGATATTCAGACGCAGCGCGACCTTTATTCAAGGTGTGTAAATACCATCGTCATTCTAATCAATGATCAATTGCGCGCGGATTACGCAGTATATACTCAATCGCATGCGGATTCCATCTCACTTGTTGCAAAATGGATTCCACGAGAGAAGTCAAAGAAGTTTGGATGGTTATATTGTTATCTAACTATGAATTATTTTCAGCATGAAATTCCGGGTGACCAGACACATCCATCCTATGAACGCGCAGTAAATCGTGCATTTATGAATTATCGCAAAATGATTTCTGCACTGAATAAAAAACTAGACACAACCCAGGTAAAAATGTGCGACAAAAAATGGAGCGACATTGATTTCAATAAAGTGACGAGTATTACGACACATAAACAAACCAAGTCGTTTCTGAATGTGAAGCATAATGGAGAAACATCACGCTATCCACATGATGCAGACCGCGAAAACTGCAGGTATAACTATGAGGAATATTTACGTGACGTGGTAGAGGGGAAACAAAGAATAAAGGGGTCACGTGTTTCTGTAGTTGATTTAGTAAAGTCGGCTCTTTCTAATCAGAATTTATTGATGTTCTCGACGCCCTCATCACCCTCATCACCCATAATTGACACTATAAACGCGCAATGGAGAGATAACTCGATAAATAACGGGGCCGACAATTTAGGAGAGATGATTGCAATGTGCGATGTTTCAGGATCGATGGAATCCGATAATAGTAATCCCCTTTATGCGGCGATTGGGTTGAGTATTCGCGTTGCAGAGAGGTCAGCACTTGGGCTGCGTATTATGACGTTCTCAGAAAGACCGCAGTGGATTCAGCTAGGTATACCAGGTGAATCGGATACATTCGTAAAACAAGTAGTTAAAGTCCGCGAGTCACCTTGGGGAATGACGACGAATTTCTATTATGCGCTTGACCTGATTCGTCAAGTGATTGAGGATAATAAAATGCCACGCGATGTTGTTGAGAAACTTACACTTGTTATATTTTCGGATATGCAGATGTGCGACGCATCACCCGAATTACGAAATATTGAGAAGAAAAACACGTTATTTGAAAATATTCGGCAAATGTTTGCAAAAATGGGCCAACGATTGTATGGCGATTCTGAAACAACTCTTAAACCACCCCATATTGTGTTTTGGAACTTAAGAAAAACAACAGGGTTTCCATGTATTTCTACGGATGAAAATGTGTCCATGATGTCCGGATTTAGCCCTGCACTTCTAAACGTATTTTGCCAGAAAGGCGTCAATGGACTTAAAAACTATACACCATGGAACACGCTGATTGAAACCTTGAACAATAGTAGGTATGCAATATTTGGGGACGCGTTTAAAAAAATGGTGAGTCAGTAAATATAATTTCAGTAAAATATTTTATGTTATTATATATTATAAGCATACCTGTTATCTGTCTCTTCAATATAAACTAAAAATGTCGATACAAAAACATCCCCTTATGACGATTGTCAATATTGTCATCTTGGCTATTATTTTGACATATGTGCAAGCAATGAAAGT